AGAGTGAAAAGGCCCCGAAGGGCAGACTCACGTCTATCTAGCGAGACCAACGGGACGAGCTACTGAGTAGCTGGCCCCACTTTGGATCTCCCCCCGGGCGTTAGCCCGACACCATACAATTTAATATGGTGTGCTATACCGCAGCTTTAGGTTGACGGCTTGCGGACGTCCAGAACGTTCCAAGTGTCTTTCGTCAGTCGAAGGCTGTCGACCGAGTTCAAGCATCTCCTCTACGGAGAGCTCGCCCAACCCCTCGCGGGGTTGAGAGAGAAAGAACTTGGTTAGGGCGTCAAAATCATCAAGCTTACGCTTGGGGATCTTGGCGGAGACTACATAGCCCTTCACAATGGGTCTATGTAGATTCTCGTCATAACCTTGGCTTTCATAGCCAAGGAAACTATGACGACCTATTACAGGAGAGGTTGGTAAGACAACGGGATAATATTTAATTATCCCTGAAATCAAACCATCCAGCCAACGGCAAGTTTGCCAGTAACCAGCTATATATAGCTGATTACGAAGCGAAACCAAACTGTTGACCTCCTGTGCGTCCTGCCGTGATGTAGGGAACACTCTACGGACTCTGACAATACTTATGTCAGCCCCGTTATAGTACTCCTTACCACAAGATTCCCGGAACTTACCGTTCCAGAAGGACTTGCGCATGTTCACCTTGGCCCCAAAGGCCTCGAGAACATGTATCACGGACGACACATGATGGACGGGGACGATAATATCGTCCCCGTACACGCGCACCTGGTTCCTAAGGCGTTTTACGTCCCTAGGAGTCAGGGGTCGGTTGAGATCTCTTTGGATTCCCATGAAGATCAAAGTCGTAAAGACAATGGCCTCCATCGGGAAACAGAGAGCTGAACCCATAGTCGCGAACTTGGCTAGGCGAATTACGCCATGGCCAGGTACATCAGCCTTCCGTGACCTTGTAGCATCCACTGCCCCATGCAAATAGGGCCAAGGATGCAAGAGATCACGTACGAGCTGATTAGAAACACGATCAGAAGCCTCACTCAAGTCGAGCGTGGCCAGGTCGCCGTGAAGCGACCCCCGACAAGCAGCCTCCTGGTTAGGAGTCTGATCATCGGATCCGATTATGCGTGACAAGTTGTGATTCTTGTCAATCGCATCCCGAATCATCGTGAGAATCGACTGCTGCATATATTGCATAACAGTCGGTTCAATACCAATGATTCTTGGTGTTTTTAGCGTTTTAGGAACAGTAATTACCCTTACGGGTAATTCCTGACCGGGTTCGAGGATGTTCACCTCGTCCTTGTGGTCATCATAATAACGACCATTAGGGAACAGAAAATCCCTTGCGGGAAATATCTGTTCGATACGAGCGGGCCAGTCGCGCTGGGTAAACTTATGGTTTCCCATAAGTTTATCCGCAGTAGCGCCTGGTCCATGCTTAGGAAGGACTGTTTCAATTTCGAGGATCTTATGATCCACGTCATCAAATATGTCCTTAAAAAGCATATCTGATACTCGCTGGAACTCCCTCACCATGAGGGGACTCCGCTTTGCATCAGACACGCGAACATCCTGCTCACACTCAACGAATCCTCGCATAGCATCTGCAGTTCTGCGATCGCTCGCAGGCAGCAGAATCTTGCCAAACATCAACGTTAGTTGACGTATAGCGAGAATTGCATCTATGCTCGGATCATTGAGCAACCGACCACTACCACGATCAAACACAAGATCGAGAAAACCTCCTAAAAATAGGGGGAGCTCTCCACGACGCCGGAAACCGGCAAATCGTGATGGATCTACCACGCATTGGTCAAGACTTGTTTCGAAGTCCTTTCCAAATTGCGGCAGGGTTATCGTTAGAAACGACAACCCCTCGTGTTTAGATCGACAAGTGACTGTTTTGCAGTCACGGGTGGTGCTAGTGCCACACCAACTAGCGGATTCTTCCGCTAGCTTCGACCAGAGCAACAATAGGCTTTTCAAAGCCACTCCTTAAATAGAGTTGGTCTTTCCTAGCCTATGGGTCCCAGACAACGAGATTACTTGAACGACGATATGTTTATCGCGTCCCATGGAATCTCGCCGATAAAGACGATGAGCCCTCCAATCGCGATTCCGACTGCCTTCTTAGAAGGCACCGGGCACACGATTATGAGGTTACGCTCTTCGTCTTTCTTCTGACCTCTTTTCGTTGCCATGGCGGGGTAGTTATGAGAGCTATTACTAGCTCTCTCCGCCAAGCAGCTTCGAGATCAGAGCATCCGAAGAGGCAGTGAACAGGCCCTTAAAGCCCGTATACACTGCCAGTGCCTCAGTGTTCGTATACCCTGCCACAGGAATGTCGAAAACGATGTAGTTACTCATCGAAACTCGACTGTTCTGGGTAGGGATGAACGGATCTGCGGTAATCTTCGCATGATCGAGCCGTAGCACCCGACGCGTTCGACGCCCGTAGGCATTCGAAGCGTTGAGGTGCACCAGGCCATCCGCTGACTGGTAATCACCACTTCCGTTCCCAGAGGAAACCTTTGGGAGAGAAATGGTGGAACCAGAAATTGTGATGGACTGGGGGTCTGAGAACGCCATAAGCGTGCTCCTTTTCTGTGGTGATAAATCACCACGTGGTGTTTGTCAGTGTAACTACTGACCACCGTCATCGGGTTAAACCGATAGCGGCAGCAATGGCGGTCTGGACCGGTGACAAGCCGTCCCAGGAAACGCCAAAACCAAAGGGGTTTGCACGCTTCCTGACTTTAGTCTCAGTGACGAAAGTCAATGGCGCGACCGTAGGGTTTCCAAAGTAACCACTTTGGGCCATACGGTACGTATGCTTATGAATGGTATGTTCCATCATATAGCCATACGTCATTACCAGACCATCGGCACTCCATGAGGAGATGTTTGAAATAACATCCCCTGTATTGGAGAACCAGTCGACGGCCCAGCTCCACGGAGACAGTTCCCAAAGAGTATCGGGAGTAAGATTGGCGCCGAAAACCTTATCGGCCATCAGAGCAAACCTATCGAGTGCATTCCGGGAGTCATATCCGGAAGGCAACCCGTAGGTAAATGCCCCAGAAAACCATGTCTTACGGACGGTCTCAATCGTCCACTGTATCTTCGAAGGACTAGAAGCATCGAACGTTGAATCGGAAATGGGGGTCCACGCTCTAGTGGTCCCATCCCCGAACGTTCGTTCCTCCTTAGTCCTCTGTTCAGGAAAGTTGTAACGTCGCCTGACTACTTTTCCGGCGTCTCGCTCATACTGTGCAAGCACAGTATTTGCAAGAACGGCGGCCTTGGCAAACTTCTTTACGTCGTTTACCAAGGGTAGCCAACCAAACTCGTAATTGAGAAACTCGTCGCCCGCATTACGCGAGGTCAGAGTTCGGTCCTTCCATGTGGAAGAACCTACCAAAGACGGAAGTCCGTCCTGGTAGAGCTCACCGAGAAAGGTTGCGGCGTCAGCAACTGAGTTAGTGGGCTTACACCTAGCAACTGCCGTAGCTCCCAGCTTCTCGAGATCAGAATCAACTGACTGGAGAGAGCCGGGAAACGGTATGTTATTAGGATCCCTGGGGAACATGGGACCCGTGTAATTTCTCGCACGGTCTACCCCATTGACGTTCGCAACCACAGACATCCCACTGTAACCTCTAGGAGGTTCCAGATAGGACTTTGTGGTATAGAACTCACCCCCAAGGTCCGTTAAACCTCTCGGCTTACGCTGAGAGTGGAACGGATGCCCTTCGGATCCAGTAATCTGGATCCCCTTGATCACCGAGGGGGAGCCACTCACCTTTATCGGGTAAGTGTCTCCTCTAAAAGTGTCAGAACCCGTGATACTTCCCCCTCCGATAAGGACGGGGATGTCACGTTTTCTGACGTTCAACGGTGTCAAGGCTGAACAGCTCCTCTGGTTGTTGGTTTCATGGCGGTTTCGCCATGGGTGTAGTTGCACTGCACTGTGGGGCTCCGCTAGGAG